CACACTCCCAAGGGGATCGCACCAGCAAACACCACAAAGCTGGTCGCGATGGTTGACGTACAGCAGGAGATCCTTTTCTACGCTGTGACAGCCTGGCGTCACGATATGACCGGCACGGTAATTGAGTACGGCGCCTGGCCAAATCAGCGAACGACGAATTTCCGAATGACTGGTGTGAGAAACAATTTCACCAAGCAATTTCCAGGCGAGTCACTGGAATCGAAGATTGCCAAAGCACTGACAGCAATCGAGAAGGATCTATTCAGCCGCACCTGGAAGACTGAGGACGGGCTTGAGCTTGCAATCAATCGGATGCTGATCGATGCCAACTGGGGGCTCAGCCGCAACATCGTCTACCAGCATTGCCAGCGATCAACTCATAAGGGATCGATCTATCCATCGCACGGGAAGGGGATCGGTGCTTCGAATGAGCCATTGAACGCTAACCACACCCGCAGGCTTGGGAGGGCAGTTGGCCAGCATTGGCGAATCGATCGAGCAAAGGACAGCCCAATCAGGCACGTTCTTTTCGATGCCAATTGGTGGAAATCGTTCCTTCACTCCAGGCTATCCACCGAACCAGGCACGCCTGGCAGTCTCACGCTGTACCAGGCGAGCGGGATCGAGCATGAGACCATTGCTAAGCATCTTCGCGCAGAGTTCCCGGTGCGAACTGAGGGACGCGGCAGGACTGTTGATGAATGGAAGATCAAAGCGGATCGCCCTGACAACCACTGGCTGGACTGCTTGGTTGGGTGCTGTGTAGCAGCCTCAGTGGAGGGTTGCAGATTGCCCAGCGACGCAGGACCGAAGCGCAGGCGATCAGCCGCACAGATGCCACAGGTGACCACAGGCGAGCAGCCACCGCCGACCCATCAGCCACAGCAGGAAGCACCAAGGAAGCGACATCGCGGGAGCGTTGACTACCTATGAACCAGCCACCACGCAAGAAGCCACCGACCGTTTCCTACGAGGTTCCATGCTGCCCGCATTGCGGGAAGTGTGGCGGGTTGCTCAAGCAGCAAGGGGCACACTACCACGCCACCTACCCTGAACTGAATCAGGAGATCCGACGATTCCGGGTGAGCTGCAAATTCTGTAACCAGCCATCTATTCTGCGAGAAGTTGGTCCAATCTCGCCAAAATAGTCAGAATCTGTTAGGTAACTCGGGCGAAAATCGCCTCTTTTCTGCATTTATGTTTATATGACAAATGCAGATTTCTCTGAGCGTAATCGCAAATTGGAATTCGCCAAGTCGATGGTGGATTCTCTAGAGACCCAGATCGCCTCCGGCGCTGGGATCGTCAGCGTCTCCGTTGACGGAACGAGCGTCGATTTTGACCGCTCGCAGGCGATGAAAGAGCTCCAGTATTGGCGGAAGGAAGTCACCCGCTATAGCCGCACTAGATCGCGGATGAGCAACTTTAATCTGGGGAACGCTCATGATTAAAGAAGCACGCAGCGCCGCGACAAACTGGCTTTCACGTTTCGGAAGGTACATCGCAGCCGAACCGAACCAGCAGCGTCGCGATCCAGGAACGCGGATCCAGTCTAGCGATGCGTTGCTAGATTCGCAGAAGCGACGTAGGGTGGTCGAGGGTGCTCGGGAGCTAAACCGCAATTTCAGCGTAGCCGCTTGGGCGATTCGCAAGCACCTGGACTACGTTTCGACGTTCACCTTTCAAGCTAACACTGACGACCCAGTTTTCAATGAACGCCTTGAGGCGTTAATGAACTGGTACAACCGCCCCATCAATTGTGACATCGCAGGCCGTCACTCGCTGCGCCGCATGGTCCGCCTGGCTGAGATGCGTCGGGTGCTTGATGGCGATGTGTTTCTAGTCAAGCTTCGTGATGGCAGGCTTCAGGCTATCGAGGGCGATCGAGTCCGCTCGCCTGATAACCGCGTCGATCCGATGTACAACTGGGTGCACGGTATCAAGGTTGGTGCTGGCGGATCGATGAATCGCGTTGCTGTATGGTCCAGGTCGCTTGATGGCCAGTACACCTTTGAGCGTGACATCAGCGCGGGCAATGTCATTCAACTTGCCTACTTCGATTCGTTCGATCAGGTGCGTGGTGTAAGCCCGCTTACCTCAGCGATCGCATCATTCCAGGACAGCCTGGAAGTTACTGACTACGCTCGGGCCAAAGCGAAGATAACCCAACTCTTCGCCCTCGCCATCACCCGCGAAATGGCTGATGACGATGCTGAGCTGTATGGCGATGAATACAAGGTGGACCTTGGCCGAGGTCCCGTCAAGCTTGAACTAGATCCAGGCGACAAGGCTGAGTTCCTGGAGTCACGCCATCCATCAACAGAGTTCCAGGCATTCCTAACGCTGAGCCTGCAAGCTGCTCTAAAGAGTTTGGATATTCCCTGGTCGTTTTACGATGAAAAGTACACCAATTTCTTTGGTTCCCGCGCTGCTCTTATCCAGTATCAGCAGGCTTGCAAATCGAAGCGAGAAGACTTGAAAGAGATGCTAGACCGCATCACCGTTTGGAAGATCCAGCAGTGGATGGCTGCGGGAATCCTTTCGATGCCAGCAGGTGTACAGCAGATCGACCAAATCTATTGGGATTGGATCCCAGCGGGTGTGCCTTACTGGAATCCAGAGCAAGAGATTACCGGCGACCTGATGGCCGTCGAAGGCAAGCTACGCACTCGCTCCGAGATCCGCCGTGAGAAGTATGGCGACGATTGGCGGGATGTTGTCCGCAAGCTAGCCGAGGAGCGGGACTACCTTACGCAGTACGGATTTGACGAATCGACCGAAGGGCTGGTTAGCGTCCCCGTAATGGCTGAGCCTGACGTCCCGGAAGAGACCACCGAAACAGAAGGAGAAGACAATGGGCAACAGCCGTCTGACGATGTTTCGTAGCCAGCCTGCCAAATCGCCGGCAAGCGGTGTTGATGGCCGAACCATCAAGCGGGCTAAGGTGATCGAGGCAGGGGACTTGAACGATTCCCGCCCAATCGTGGTTGATGCTGTCACCTTGCAGCAGGTCGCGGACATCGGCAACGGTGCGACCCGTGGAATCAAAGCACGCTGGACCCACCCGCATATGTCGAGCGATGGCCTCGGGACCACTGTTGCCAGGGCACGGAATTTCCGCGTCGAGGGAAACGCTGTTTACGCTGATTTCACCATGCTTTCGGCAAGTGATAACAGTCCAAAGGGCCAGCAGGGGGCGTACCTCCTGGAGCTTGCCCAAGAGGATTCCGAGACGTTTGGATTGTCGATTGTGGCTGACTTCTCGGATGAGATGCTAGCCGCTTTGGAATCCCTCAAGCCTGGCGAAAAAGCACCCTTGAGGATCAAGGGGCTGAGGGCTGTTGACTTTGTTGATGAGCCAGCCGCGACCCGTGGCGGGCTATTTGATCTTTATGACAAGCGAGATTTGGCACCGGTTGTTAGCTCGCTGATTGAGACTCACTTTTCGGGTGTTCCGAAAAGGGAAGTAGTTGAAAGACTACTTGGTTTTCTGTCGCTTCACTACGGAGAAGATGTTATGGCTGATGCAGCGGACAACGCTGTTGAGACTCAGCAGCAGGAACAGGCCGCACCTGTGGCACCTGCACCCGCTGCGATGAGCCTGGAAGCTGCGCAACCGTTCTTGGTTGCGTTTGGTGATCGGGGGGCCAAGTGGTTCCTTGAGGGAAAGACGATGCAGGAATGCCTGTCGATCGTTAATGGCGAGATTGGCGAAGCTAATGCGAAGCTGCAATCCCAGGTGGATGAGCTGACCGCGAAGCTTGCAGCGATCGAGGGGAAGCTTGGCGAGGAGCAGCCACTGAGCGCTGCACCTGCTGGCAAGGAATTGACCGCAGCCCAGATCGAAGCAGCAGAGCGAAAGGCTAAGCTTGCCAAGGCTGGTGCTGATGACAAGGCGATTCGATGGGCTGGGGCGTTCGCTCCTCGCTCGAACTGATTTTTACCAACGCAACCAAAACGGAGACTGTGAATTATGGCTGATAGCTACCTGACGACAACCGATGTTGCTCATTTCAACAAAACCGACATGGACATCTTGGTGTCCGATGTTCTGGACGATGCACCATTCCTAAGCGTGCTCGCCGCGCGTACCGTGCTGGGCAACACGTTCAAGTATTCCAAGATCACTGCTAATCCAGCGGTTGGATTCCGTGATGTCAATGACGGGATCGAAAACAAGAAGGGCACCTATACCAGCGTGACGCTGGACCTCAAGGTGCTCGATGCTTCGTTCGCCGTTGACATTGCCGCAGCGACCGCTGATGAGCGTGGCCTTGAGCACATGATGGGGATCGAAGCCCTCGCCCACATGCGACAGGCGATGGCCGAGGTTGAGCAGCAGATCTTTTATGGCACCGGAAACGATGCTGGTGGGTTTGCTGGCTTCGCTGGCCAGTCCAACCTGAATCAGCTTGCAGACGCCCAGGTGGTCGGTGCTGGTGGAACGACTGCTTCCACTGGTTCCTCGGTGTACCTCGTTCGCACCGGCGATGCTGACTGCCAGGTTCTCTGGGGACAGCAGGGTGTGATTTCGATCGGTGAACGGCAGATCGTTGAGCGTGCCGGCTCGGTGACTGGTCGCTTCCCAGCCTACTACCACCCGATCGTTGGTTGGTGTGGCTTGAAGGTTGGATCGATCTACAGCGTTGTCCGCATCGCCAACCTGACTGCCGACTCCGGCAAGGGTCTGACCGACAGCCTGATCGCTCAGGCTCTTGAGAAGTTCCCTGCCAGCCGTGGTCCCAACTACATCGTGATGAACCGACGATCGCATCGTCAGTTGCAGTCCAGCCGGACGGCGACCAACCCAACTGGAGCACCGGCACCGTTCCCCTCGGAATCGTTCGGTGTGCCGATTGTTGTGACGGATCAGATCAACAGCACCGAAACCCTGTTGACCTGATCCTAGTCCACTGAGGTAACGCAATGCCAACAGCCCTGGAATCCGCAGTAATCGCCGCACATAAGGCCGCACGCTCAATACATGGCGTGTCGATCACCTATACCCGCGGTGCTTCGTCTGTGACGATTTCCAGGGCTGTCCCTGGCCGGTCGGTTCATGATGTCACGCAGGATGGATCGGTGATCGAGCAGATCAAGAGCCGTGATTACATCCTGCTTGCTTCGGAGCTAAAGATCGGTGGCGTTGTGATCACCCCTCAGCGTGGCGATCAGATCACCGAAGGGACCAAGGTTTACAAGGTTCTTTCGGTAGGTGGTGAGGCCGCTTGGCGGTATCAGGATCAGACGATGCAGACACTACGGATCCACACAAAGGAAATCTAATGCCCTTGCCAGTGGATCTAGTTGACGCTGTTGTCTCGCTCATCCAGGGCGGGACGTACAGCCAGACAGTGACAACCGCTAAGAAGCTAGTCCCAATCTACGATCGGGATGTGCTTACTGGCTGGGATGTCACGGTACACAGTGCCGAACAATCCCGCGAACTACTTAGCCGTAGTAATCTGTGGACGAAGATTTACACCGTTGGTGTGGTCCTTCGCACTGATTGCAGCGGGACTGAAGCAGCGCAGGAGACGAAGACGGGACAGTTTTTGACGCTCTGCCAGGAGCTAATGG